TCAGCAGTGAACACTTCTGCAACTCTTTCAAACTATTGCACAGCCGCATTGACAGCGGGTGCTGACGGAACAGATGACCTCGCCACTCTTGCCTCAACAGATTTTTCTGGTGGCACAGATGGCACAATCGCAACAGCCGACTTCACATCGGCTCTTTCAATGTTCGCCGAAGACCTTGGCGCAGGTTGTGTTGCTATCCCAGGTCTCGCAACAGGTAGCGGTGACGCAACAATTTACAACGCATTGAAAGACCATGCATCAAGCAACAACCGTATCGCTTTGTGTGGGTTTGCTTCAAGCGCAAGTCTTTCCAGCGCTCGTTCTGCTTCGGAAGCATACACAAGCACAGAAGGTCATGAATTTATGGCTTTCTATCATCCTTGGGTTGTTATCCCTAACGGTTCAGTAAGCGTTTCAATTCCACCTGAAGGTTATGTTGCGGGCGCTCGTGCTCGTGCACACAACGCTGTAGGTCCATGGCGTCCATTCGCTGGTTTGAATTCAGAAGCACAATTTGTTTCTGGCGTAAGCATTCCAGTTAGCCGTTCAGAAGGCGACCTTATGGAAGCGGCATTGGTTAACCCAATCCGTGTAATCAATGGTCGTGTCCGAATCTACGGTGCTCGTTCGCACTCGTCGGTTGTTGAACAGTGGCGTTTCATTACCGCCCGTGACACAATCAACTATGTTGCTGTTGAGGCTGAGAAGCGTCTTGAAGACCTTGTGTTTTCGTCAATTGATGGTCGTCAAACATTGTTTGCGTCAATCATTAACGCAGTTCAAGCAGTTCTTGAACCGATTCGCATTAACGGTGGTCTCTATGAAGGTTTCACTGCTGATGGTCGTCGAATTGACTACGGTTACACCGTCAAGTGTGATGCTTCAATCAACCCTCTGTCGCAACTTGAGGCTGGCTTGGTTAAATGCCGTGTCGGTGTTCGGGTATCAAGCGTCGGTGACAAGATTGAAGTTGATTTAATCAAGTCAAATCTAACAACTGCTTTGGCATAACGGAGGAATAAATGGCACGCCCAGTTCTTTTTAAGAACCTCGCAACTCAGCGTCAAGTAGTCGCGAAGATTACCCCTAGCGACGCTAACGGGAGTCTTCCTACATTCCCTGACTATTTCACACAGGTGAGCGGAGGCGAAATCACAGCCTCTGTTGAGAAGGTTTATCATGGTGGAGACATCTTCCCTGAGACGCTTTGCGCACCTTCAGAAATTGGCGATGTGACTTTGACTGGTTATGTTTCTTCGGATGCGGACTTTTTGAGCCGTCTTCAGCAGTTGCGTCAAGTTGTTGGTCGTGTTCGATACAACATTGATGTGCATGTTTTTGATTGCGATATTGCAATTCCGGGTGCTGACAGGTCTTACACAAACGCTCTCCTTGTTGGTTTGACTGAGCCTGATGGCGATGCAACTTCGGGTACTCCAGCGACTTTTGCGATGACTTTCAGTATCTCAACTGTTTCTGTAGCACGCACACCGCTTGCATCTGAAGCCTAATCCCCTAAACATTTAGGGTTTTAACCCTTCGGGGGTTGCTTTTTATAGGTTGACCTTGTGTTAGTGTTTGCCCTATGAGCACAACAGACGACTTCAAATATCAAGTAAATAGCGAAACCGATACTTCGGGTGCGGATGATTTAAATGTATTAAATCAGTTAAAGTCCGTTATCCAAAAGAAGGTTCAGCGTGAAGAAATTTATATTTCTGTCCCTGAGCGACCGGGTGTCATGGTGCGTGTTTCGCCAAACATCACTCAAACACAGTTGCGTGCGTGGCGTAAAAATGCTGGCGATGATTCAAAGAAAGGTCTTGACACCTTAAAATTTTCTTGTAATGTCATTGCGGCTACATGCACTGGTCTTGTGATGAATGATGTCGTTGTTACGAACGATATGGGTATTGAACTAACTTTTGCTTCTCCTGAAATTATGCAAATGACTAATACGACACGCCCACATCCTGATTGTGTCCAAGCATTTTTTGGTTTGGAGCCACATATTGAAGCAGCGGCTGTCGCAATTATTGAAGCATCTGGTTATGGGGATTCGGTTGATGCCGTGGACCCCACGAAGAGGTCTTCAGAGAATTAATAGACGATGACCGCATAGTTATTGCGGCACGACTCGGAGACCTCTTCCACTGCGACCCAGTTAAATTGCTTGACAGCGATATGAGCGAATGGCTCATTCGTCTTGCCTGTGCTAAAGTTATAGAACAGGATAGAGAAAAACAGGAAGCGGAAGCGAAGCGTCAATCACGACGCTAGGTCTGCTGGAGCGCTCAATATCCGTTTAACAACGGAGATTTGGAATGGCACGAGAGCGTGTAGTAATAAATATAGAGGTCAACTCTGATGTTGCAACTATTGAGGCTACACGCGCCGCTCTTGAGAGACTTTCTAGGCAAAATCGTGAACTAAATGACGAGTATGACCGTCACACTAAACGCCTTAAACAGGTAACGAAAGAGAACAAAAAACTTAAGCGCGACAATGATGTTGTCGGTAATTCTTTGCGTAATCTTGGAAGAAATCTTGCTAATGCGCAAAGTCGTTTTTCTGGTTTTAGAAAATCTGTTTTTAGTTTGCGTAGAGATTTGGGTGGTCTAATCAGCGCTTTCGGTGGCATGATTGGTTTAGTCAACAAACTGTCGGTGTTGGAAATTCCGCTTCTCGCTGCAGGTATGGCTAGTATCACTTTTCTATTTAATAGCGGTGCTGGTTTCGTGAAATTGTATCAAGCCGCTATGAGTTCTTTGGCTTACAGCACGGCTGGCGCGGCTGTAGCGATAACCACTTTGATTGCCGCTCAAAGAGAGTTCCAATCGGTTCAGTTTGCCCCCAGGTATACGGAGGGTGCCGCAAATACTGCAGACAGGTTTGTTGCCGCTTCGCAAGCGATGAAAATGTTTGTTGATAGTTCGACGCTTGCTGTTGTCGGTTCAGAATCTTTAAGTAAGGCTTTCGGTACATTAAGTAAGCAGTCTCCTGTTACTAATTCTACTATTGCGGCTTTTGAAGGTTTGATGAACATTGTTGCTGGTACTGGTGGGGATATAGGCAAGGGCTCAGAGAAACTTGCAGAATTTTTGGCTACTGTTCAAAAGAAAGGGCTTGGTGGCGCGGGGGATATTGCTAAAGAGTTGGGTCCTGATTTTGAAAAAATTATTAAAGAGGCTCAGGCTTTGGGTGTTAAAACTTCGGACGAGTTTTTTAAAGCGGCTGCTGAAGGTACTTTGGGTGAAACATTCCAAAAGAAATATGCGGGTCAACTTGATGCGTTGAACAATACTTTAATGGGTCGTTTCAAGCAGGCTATGAGCGAGATAAAAGGTCTGTTGGGTGAAGTTGGTGACCAGTTTTTGCAACCTGCAGGTGATGCTTTGCAAAAAATTCAGACGATTATTCAAAGAACCATTCTTCAAATTTCACCTATGTTGGGGCAGTTTGGAACAAATAGTTTCCTTGCCGATGTTGTAAATATGGTTGATAAAGCGTCTCAAAAGTTCGTTAGTTTAATGAACCGCTATTTAGGAACAACTCCGGGTATTTTTGGAAAACTTGGTGAATATGTTGACGCAATGGGTCAAAAGTTTGAAAAACTTCAAGACTGGGCTCGACAATTCAAAGATGCTGGTCAAGGTTTGATTGACAATTTTTTTGGTCCTGTGTTTGACGGTATTGCCGAAAAATTTAGTGGCGGTATGCATGTTCTTTCTGATTTGGTGGAAGGTAACGGTCCTGCTCTCAGGGAATTCGCTGACGCTCTTGTTGGGGTGATTGGCGCTATTGGTGATTACGGAAATATGTTGAAAAAAGCATTTTTTATGGTTCTCCCTTTAATTGTAGTGTTTCTAAAAATTACTGAAAAAGTTTTTTCTATTTGGACAAAAATCAGTAACGGTTTGTTGAGTTTGTTTGGGAATATCCCTGGTGGTTTGGGTAAGGCTTTGGCTGTCGTACCTATTCTTTATGGTTCTTTGATTTTGTTCAGTCGTTTTTTCAAAGTGTTCGGTGGCATGTTTGGTAAGGACATGAGTGTTCGAGCAAACAATGTTTATGTCAATGGGTCACCTATTGGTGGTGCAGGGAT